GGAAATCGAAACCCTGACAGGTAACCGATTCATTGTGCGTGCGGGCGGTTCGGCTGCCCGTGGTGTTTCCCGACCTTCGACGATTCACCTGGACGAATTGCGCGAAATGAACGACATTGAAAGTTTTGCGTCGCTTCGCTACACCCTCATGGCTGCGGCAAACCCAATGGTCATGGCGTACACAAACGCGGGCGATTCTTCCAGCGTTGTGTTGAACCAGTTTCGTGAACGGGCGTTGGCAAGCATTGCAGGCGTTGACGACGACATTGGGTATTTTGAATGGTCAGCACCGACCGACGAAATCAGCGTGGAAAACGCACGGCACGCAAATCCTTCAATGGGCACACTGATTCACGCCGACAACATCAAAAGCGTATTGAACGACCCCGCCGACGTTGTCATGACTGAAGTGTTGTGCCGTTGGGTTGTGGCGATCAACAGTGCGGTCGATTCTGCTTCATGGGGTAATTGCCTGGATAAGTCGGTAGACCTGGACATTGACAAATTGACCTGGTTGGCAATCGACCTTTCACCCGATAGACGCCACGCCAGTTTGGTCGGCGCGCAGAAATTGCCAAACGAAGAATTCGTGGTGAAGTTGTTGCACACCTGGCAAAACGATCTTCAATTGGACGATAAGGCAATTGCCAACGACCTGGCAGATTATGCGCGCAAGTACCCAACGGAATACGTTTTGTATAGCCGAAAAACCAGTGCAGCCGTAGCCGCCCGCCTTGCACCCGCTGGCATTCCCATTTTCGACATGGACGGCGTTTATCCGCAGGCGTGCGACGAAATGTTGTCGGCGATCAATAGCGGTCGGTTAAAACATAGGGGTCAGGCACAATTGTCCGAAGAAGTTTTGGCGGCCGTGCAATTGCGTCGTGGGGACGGCGGCTGGGTTATAGGACGAAGGGCGTCACAATCGGTCGTTTGCGGCAGCGTGGCAGTTGCGCTTGCAACACATTTTGCGACACGCCCAGAGAATGATCTTGACATCATGGTGGGTTGATCGTATAAGCCTGACACAATTTGGACATGGGTTTCTTTGATCTCTTTGCACCGCCAAAGGTGACTGCTGCCGTTCCAGCTGCAACCAATGACGTTGAGGCTTCACTAGCACCTTATTTCAGCGAAAACCAAAATTTCTATTTCTTTGGTATTCAAACTGCAAACCGTGCTGAAGCAATGAGTGTCCCGACAATTGCACGTGCATTGTCAATCATTCAAACAATCTCGTCACTGCCTATGCACACACGCAATGAAGCAACTGGTGAAAAAGTAACCCAACCTCGTGTGATCAACCAACCTGACCCACGTATCCCTGGCTCAACATTTTGGTCATGGATAATTTCAGATTTGTTTTTTCACAACAATGCTTATGCCTGGGTAATGGAACGTTACGCAGACACTGGCAAAATCCGTGCAATGGAACGCGTTGCACCTGAGCGCGTTTCAATCACGACAAATGCCAACGGCACAGAAATTGACTCATACGAAATTGACGGCACACCCGTTGACCCTACAAACCTGGTTGTTTTCCCAAATACCCAAGAAGGTTTGTTAGCGCGTGCAGGTCGCACAATCAAAGCCGCGGTTGCCCTTGAAAAGGCTTCAATGAATTTTGCAGTTGAGCCAATTCCTCAAATGGTGCTGAAGTCAAACGGCACTTCATTGCCGCCTGATCGTGTTGCAAAGTTGCTGAATGCTTGGCGCACTGCTCGCAGCAATAAGTCAACCGCATTTCTCAATGCTGACGTAACACTTGAAACTTTAGGCTATGACCCAAAGAATTTGCAGCTGAATGAAGCGCGCAACTATGTAGCCCTTGAATTGTCACGTGCTTGCGGTTTGCCTGCGTATTTCACTGACTCACAACAATCATCATTTACATACGCAAACGCACTTGATAAGCGTCGCGACTTGGTTGACTTTGCGTTTCGCAATTACATGTCAATTATTGAACAACGTTTATCATTCCAGGATTTCACACCAGCGGGCAACCGTGTTTCATTTGATCTTGACGACTTCCTACGCGGTAACCCTTACGAGCGCGCGCAAGTGTACGAAATTCTCAACCGCATTGGTGCAATGTCGGTTCAGGAAATAAGAGAAGAAGAGGACATGTTGCTATGAGCAAAAAAGTAATCACACCAATGACAATCACGGCGGCAGACTCAAACAGTCGCACAATCACCGGGCGCATTGTCACATTTGAGGAAACAGGAAACGCCTCAATTGGTAAAGTGCAATTTGCAAAAGGTTCAATTGAGCCAACTGCAGTTTTGCTCAACCTTGAACATGACCGCACACGTCGCATTGGCAAAACACTTTCAATTGAGTCAAGCGACGCAGGAATTGACGCAACTTTCAAAATTGCAAACACAACTGCAGGCACTGACGCACTAGTTGAAGCAGCTGAAGGTTTGCGCGACGGTTTCAGCGTTGAAGTTTATTTTGACGAGTACGACACACTCAAAGACGGCACAGTGCGCATTTTGAAGGGTGAGTTGACTGGCGTTGCATTGACGTCAGAGCCTGCCATTCGATCAGCGCGCGTTGCTGAGGTTGCTGCAACAGAAGGCGACGAAAACGAAGTTTCTGACTCAACAGTTGAGCAGGAAGTAACACCAACAACAGAAGGAGACGAAGTGGAAAACACCGTCACAGACGCTTCAGCCGTAGAGACGGTAGAAGCCGCACAGTCAATCACTGCAACTGCAAAGCCTGCAGTTGGTGGTTCATTCACCCGCCCACGCTTAGAGTTCACCGCTGCTAAGTACCTAGAAAACACAATCCGCGCTTCAATGGGTGACGAGTCTGCTCGTCAGTACGTTGCAGCTGCAGATGACACAACAGACAACGCAGGTTTAGTGCCTACACGTCAGTTGACTGAAGTCATCAACGGACTAGCAAACACAACACGTTCAAACATTGACGCGATTTCTCGCGGTGTATTGCCTGACGCTGGAATGTCTTTTGAAATTCCAAAGATCACAACAATGCCAACAGTGGCTGCAACATCAGAAGCAGGCACACCTTCAGAGACTGACCAGGCTGCAGCATTTGTGACAGTTAACGTTGCAAAGTACGCAGGACAACAGACATTCTCAGTTGAATTGCTTGACCGCACTTCACCGCTATTCTTTAATGAATTGCTTTCAAACATGGCTGCTGCTTACGCAAAGGCAACTGACACTGCAGTGAATGCAGCGTTGATTTCAGGTGCAACCGCTGACGGTACAACAATCACAACATACCCAACTGCTGCTGAGTTGCTTGGCTTCGTTTCACGTGGTGCTGCTTCAGTTTATGCAGGAACACAGGGCTTTGCTCGTAACTTGATCGTTAACACATCACAGTGGGCAAACCTGATGACACTAAACGACTCAGGTCGTCCAATTTACAACGCGTCACAGCCTTCAAACGCTGGCGGTGTTGTACGCCCTGACTCAATCCGCGGGAACGTTGCAGGTCTTGACCTTTACGTTACTGCAAACACTGCTGCAGGAACAGACACAGACGGCTCAATGCTCGTCGTCAACCCAGCTGCATACACATGGTACGAGTCACCAACCTACCGACTACGCGCAGACGTAATCGCTTCAGGTCAGGTCTCAGTCATGGTGTACGGATACGGCGCAATTGCAACCAAGATTGGTGCAGGCGCGTTCAAGTTCAATAAGGCTTAATAGCCAAATAGTCATGCGCTGCGGTCACTCCCGAACGTAGCGCAGCAGTCGAAAGGAACGGACATGCCAAACATTGTAACCGCGAGTCAATTGCGCACGGTGCTTGGCGTGTCCGTTTCCCTTTATTCAGACGCGTACCTGGACGAGATCATCAACACGAGCGAGGCAGTTATTTTGCCAATGCTGGTTTCAAACTCATCAGCGGTTCAGGCTTACAAATTAGAGTCAAACGTGGCGACGTTTTACACAGTACGCATGCACCATTTTGTTGAAGGTCAATCGGTCATTGTTGCGGGCTTGCCTTCACCTTTCAGCGCAACACACACGGTCACAAAGGTGACGCCTTACTCATTCGACGCTGCACTGACTTCATCAAACGTCACCGTGCGCGACATTGTGCCAAATGGCACTGCAACACTTTCAGGCTATTCAGCAGCTGATTTATACGCTAACTCAGCACCAATTG